ATCATTTTCTTATAACTTTCAGCTTCCCTCTTTAGTATTTTTTCAGGGTACGTTCTACCATTTCTATTTGGTGTATTATATTTTTGTAATACGGCGTAAAACTCAAAAGGTTTGGTGTGGTCTAACATCTGTGTTGATTCTTTCAACATTAAACTGTTTCTTTCCTCGTTAGGTGATATGTGACCGGCATCCATCTCAATTAATATACCCGTACCTACTTCATTTTCTTTTAAAATTCTTAAACTCATTATGTTAGTTTTACTTAATAAATATTAACTAATATGCGTTTCTGTTAAAAGTTTTTCATTATTAGATAATTTTGTTAGGTTAAATTCAAAATATTTATTATCGTTGAATTCATATATAAATATATTATTAACTATTTCTTTTAGACTTTCTTTTATTTTTCTACTTTTAAAATCTAAACTGTCATCATTTAAAAACAGTGTTATTTCTAAACTTAGAAATGATTTTTTACCTTTTATGAGTCCACTATGTCTTAAATCAAAGTCGACAATAAAGTTACTTTTAAAAACTTTTTCATTTACAGTATCTAAAATCAAATGTTTTATTCTTCTACTCATATTGAGAACAACACGTTCCCAATTATCATTATTTTCTTTTGGGTTAACCCAAGTGTGTAGACTCAAATATAAAGATTTTAAATCTATTGAATCCACTGTACCATATAGTACCTTAGCTCTATTGTAACCGTTTATTTTTGACGTTTTTCCTTTTTTCATTCATTTAAAATATGTTTTTGTTTATTTTTAATAATGATAAGTATATTTATGGTTATAGTCAAAATATAAAAATAATATGATTAGTAAGTTTATATGTTAATAATAAAAGTAGATAGAAAGAAAGGGATTGAAAAGGCGCTCAAACAATATAAGAGCAAATTAATCAAAACTAGACAAAATAAAGAATTATATAAACGTAAGGAATTTATTAAGAAATCTCAAGTTAGACGAAAAGAATTAGATAAGGCTAAATACGTCGAGAAAAAATTTAAGTCGGATAATAATTAATCCCAAAACCAATCTACCTTATTAAAGTAGTGACCCGGACCCGGTAATTCTCTAAATATCATAATACCGTTTTCAGTAAGTTTCTTTATATATTTAAATAATTCTTCCTCAAAGTTCTCATCGTAACTAAGTTTACTGTGACCTTCCCAAGTAGGGTGAACAAATACGCTATAGTCGAAATTACCATTACCAATATCTCTACCTGTTACAATAATTTCGTTAACATCAGGATACTTACGTTTAACTAACCTATTTAAAAAAATCATTAATAGTCTGGCAATACCGACGTCGTTCATATTTATAGGTTTTCATTTAATTTGGTTAACTTATAATAACCTAATTTCGTAAAAGATTCTGAAGTTAATTTAGTCATAGTTTCTTTGACCTTATTTTTTACCTCAACATCAACTTCCTCAATAATAACCGAATTTAATTTTCCAATAGCCTCAGATTTTAAAGTTTCAAACTTTTCTTCCAAAACTTTTTCATCTTCAGTTAAAATTGACATCAATTCTTTTTTATCACTTTCATTTAATGATTCGATATATTTTTTAGCAGTACTATTAACTATATTAACCATAGACTTAAAAGGTACGTTACCAGCGAAGGTTGATTCAACAACAACAACTTCCTTTTGTAAATTTTCGGAAATAGTTTTTCTAACTTCTATTTTTGAAGTAATATTTAAAACGTTATTAGAAAATAAAGTATCAATATCTTCATATATGTTTTTAGAATTAGTATTTGATACCCACTTATTTAAACCACTTAGACTTTTCGTATCAATCTTATTAATGGTATTTTCATAAATGGTAACACATTCGTTAATATATGAATCGACAATATCTTTAGAAAGACCTTTATTTGTTGTTAGGTCGTCGTAAAGGTAAAACAATTTACTTACGTTTTTATTTTCTAAAACATATTTCTTGAAGTTTTTAAATTCTTCTTTAAATGTTTTAGTTTTATATGACTCTAATAAAGTCTCTTCAATTTTAGATTTTAGTATACCAAATTTCATAATTCTTGTTTTTTGTTTAATATAAATATTACGATTTCATTAGTTTTCCCAATTCTTTCTCAATTTCCCCTAAAGAATCGTTACCTTTAGATAAATCTATAAATGAATTTGAGCTAGTTATGTCGTCATTTTCTAATAAAATTTTTAAATTATCTCTATTAGCCGATTCCATTGGTATTTCACCACCACCTAAGTCACCACCTAAGTCACCACCTAAGTCACCACCTAAGTCATCTCCTACCACACCACCATCAGGCGATTCAGGAGGTACGACTTCAGAATTTTGAGTGTCACCAGTTTTAGTACCGTATAATTTATCTATGTTATCAAATACTCCGGTATGTGTAATAATTGTAGGGGTATTCATTAATTCAGCACCAACAGCTTTTTCAACACGTTGTTGTTGTAAATCTAATTTAATTTCTTCATCTGAGAACCCTAAAATATTTTTCTTAGCCCAAGATACGGAAACAGGTGCAATACCTTCAACGGGCATAACAGCGTCTTTGTATAAAAGAACCTTTTCTTTCCACACATCAATCTTAAGTAAATCAGCTTGTGTTGATGGGTTTGTTAACCCTAATGTAAAGTTAGATAATTCATCTTCAAACCCTAATAAGAATAAATGTACAATCGCAATTTTGTTTAACTCAGCAATCATAGAGTTTTGTATTCTATTAATAGTTCTTGCAAATCTAATATCTTGTAATGAAAGATTTTTACCCTCACCAACTACCTCCTCAAAACCTAAAAAGGCTTTAGGTACTCTCAATGCGGTTAATAACTTTTTTTGTATGTATTCTATATCCGCAATTTCAGCTAAATTAGTTGCTCCGGGTAGTGTATCAATTGGGTTAGGAGCGTTAGGGTCTCTAACAGGTATAAAATAATCTTGGTCAACCGCCATTTGATTATACCTTAAATCAACATTACCATTTTTAGGGTCAGTAACTTGGTCTCTCTTAAATTTGTTGGCCACACGTTGTACATACGGTTCAACATCCTTATCATCCATATTACCGACAAAAACTTTAAAAACTCTTCGTTCAGGTGCTCTTGAAGTTCTATAGATTAACATAGCATCTTCAGAAAGTAAAAGTTGTTTCCAAATACGTCTAGCCTTTTCTAACATAGAAGTACCGTAAGGTAATTTTCTGTCATCACCCAATAATCTAAAATGAGCAACCTCCCAAGACTTAAATTCCATGTCTTTGGATTTCCATTTAAATCTTAAATTTTTATTTTCACTCTTTTCATCCGCCTTTACGTTTGAGTTTGCACTAGTCATAGTTCCCTCTAAACGTTCAATCTCAATATTAGGTAACTGATTACATCCAACAACACCTTTATCGGAATCTAACTTAAGATATACAAAATTATCACCGTACTTACAAGTATTTCTTGTCCACATAGGTAAATTAGTTGGAATATCTAATACGTTGTTAAATAAATCGGATAAGATACTTTTAATTCTTTTAGATTCAGAATAAATTTGTAAAACATAACCATTTTGGTCCGCAGTAGTTGATTCTTCACCATATATGTCTAAAGCCGCCGATATTTCAGGAGTATACTCCATAGACTCATAATCATAAAACGAAGCTAATCTAGTCGGTTCATAATAAACCGCTTGAGTATATAAATTATTTTCAATCTTAGTCCATTGATTGGATAAATAAAATGATTGTTGAGCTTCTAACTTTTCTCTTTCATATTCAGACTTAGATGTTGTTTTTAATAACTCTTTCTTATCTACCTTGTATGTTGGATAATCTTGATTTAATTGAGCATCCGGACCAAACGTCCTGTTTAACCGTTGCCACACTGTCATATTATCTTTGTTTATTTTATTTTCCATACATCTAATTTAACTTTTTTTAGAAAGAATTAAATACTTACTTCGTACCCTTATTATTTTTATTTGAGCCGTTAAGTTTATTACTACTAAACTCATTATTATTTTTATCTACTTTAACAGTACTTATTCCCTGACCCGGAACTATTAACTTACTACCATTAAAGACTTTGTCCGTTTTTTTTCTTCCAATTCTACCCATAGTTCTTTTATTATATAAATATTACTTAGTACCAAATAACCAACCATACTTAATATAATCATCTTTACTAACACTTTGTCTGTGTTGATTCATATCAATATTTTGGTGCATATTAGGTATTACCGGATTAAACTCCAATTTTTTATTTGACGTGTTATTGTTACTTACAGACCAAGAATCAATCATTGCTTTAGTTTGTTCAGTAACTTTAGTTAACTTTCCGAATGAACTTTCACCAACATAAGTACACATTGCTATGGACATAATTAAATCATCGTGATGACCTTTTTGGTGGTCAGGTCTTCCGTTTATATAAATAAACGTATTCATTTCGTCATATAATCTAGAACTATATATCTTAAATTCATGTCTCATTGATTCTTCAAAAGACGATATTATTTGTACACGTTTATTATTAAAATTTAGACCTGGTATTTTTTCGGCTGACTTTGGGACATATTTCCATTTATTAGATGTGTCGACACCATCAATATATAAATCCTTATACCCCATTTCTTGTAACTTTCTCGCGGTTGCAACGCCCATACCACCTGTAATATCTATAACGACAAAGGCAGAATACATATTAGCCCATTTGAATGCTATTTCAGCTATCACATCGGGTGGAACTTTACCAACATACTCTAAAACCTGTTCTCTATTATCGAAATCAATTATTTCAATTGAACTAAAATCTTCACTATCACCACGACTAACGTCAATACCCATAATATATTTGTGACCAACTACGGGCTCTTTCCAAATCCATAACATATTACCCATCATTTTATTCTGAGGTTCTCTTACGTGATTTTCCTTAATATCTTGTAATAAATTAGAATCAAATACATTATCACCTGAACCTAAAAAACTACATTCAATCTCCTGAGATACTTTACGTTTATCATACTTTAGTTTTTTAACCATACTTTCAAACCATGATGAACTTGGCTTATAACCTTCTGAAATAAGTTTGTCTAAATCAGAATAATTACGTTCTGATGGTTTTATGTCTGACCAATCAATAACATCACCATCATTTATATATTGTTCTTTATTTAAAAGATAGTGTATTATATTATTTGTTTTAACCATATATAAATCCTTAGTATATCTTGGGTCTCTATACCAAAACATTTCAGAAATTTTAAATTCGTTCATACTACGATTAGCTTGGTCATAAATTTCGTAATAAATTGGGTCAAATCCATTTGGTGTCGATACAACAATAACTTTACCACCTGTAGATAATGAAGCCATACAAGCAGCCCAAAAATCACTGTCAGCATCAATAAAAGCGGCCTCGTCAAATACCAAGATAGTAGGTGTAAACCCTCTCAGAGCATCCTTAGATGTTGCGACGGCTTTAACCTCACAACCATTAGTTAATTTAAAATGTTTTTGTGAATTTTTATCTTGTGAAAAATCAACTCCTAACCAAGAAGGCCATTGACCTATAAAAGACCTAATTTTATTAGCCATCTCTTGAGATGTATCTAATTTGTTTGCAATTATAAGTACTTTTTCAGGTTCTGTTTTTTTAGCAAACACTAATCTTTTTGATGCCCAAGCAGCGGTAACAGTAGTTACACCGGCCTGTCTATACTTTAACGCAATGTTTTCGTTAAAGTTTTCGTAATCACTAATTAAAGATTGTTGGTCCGGA